AGTTCTCGATGTATTACTCCGTTTCAGGTTAGAGATAAAATTACTACTCAATGGATGGCGCTACCTTGTGGTAAATGTCCTAATTGTATGAAACGGAGAACATCGGGATGGTCTTTTAGGTTGATGAAAGAGGGCGAGCGCTCTGAAACTGCTTTATTTGTTACACTTACTTATGATACTAATTACGTACCTCTTACTAAGAATGGGTTTATGAGTCTAAATAAAAGGCACATCCAAACTTATATGAAACGTTTACGGAAATTATCCGATAAAAAACTTAAGTATTATGTGTGTGGCGAGTATGGTAGTAAACGAGACCGCCCTCATTATCATATGATTATATTTAATGCTGATGCTGAGAAAGTCGAACGAGCCTGGAGCGAGTATAAAGCTGGTTTTGGGTTTGTGCCTTTTGGTACTATATATATTGGTGAAGTTAATGAGGCTTCTATAGGTTATACCTTAAAGTATATGCAAAAACCAGGTAAAATACCTAAACATCAAAACGATGATAGACAAAAAGAATTTAGTTTAATGTCTAAAGGTTTAGGTCAAAATTATGTTACTGATGCAATGATTAAATGGCATCGAAATGATTTGGTTAATCGTATGTATGTCCCTATGAAAGATGGTAAAAAGATTGCTATGCCTCGTTATTATAAAGATAAAATGTATACTGAAACTCAAAAGTTATTAATTAATAATCATTTAAAGATTGTTATGTCTGAAGCTGAGCAAAAGCAAGAACTTGAATTAATAGAAGAATTCGGTGAAATGTGGTCAAAAAAACTATTTGAACGTCACGAAAATCAGTTTAAAAAAATGTACAAAAATACCCAGATGGGTAGAGATAAATTAGAAAAATTATGAAAGTTAAAAACTCTTTAAATGCAAATGAATTTGCAAAAAGTTATCGTAAAATATTAACTCCCAGTTTGACTGTACCTGATCAAACTATGTCTATACGTACTATATTAGAACGATATTCTAGAGGTTTACCGATTGGAGGTAAAACCGATATGTATTATGATGAAGAAGATACAATGCCTGATTATAGGACATTGGATTTAGTAGATATACAAGAACTTCAAGAAGAAGTAAAAACAACGTTTGAAAAACATAGAAAAAAAGTTATCAACAATGTTGATAACTCTGTGGATAACTCCGAAGGAGTTAGCCAAAACAACGTGGAAACGGAATCGTAAGGGCTTTGCCCTGGATTCTGTTCCACAAAAGCCCCGATGAGGGGCGATAAGCACTAATAATCCTTGATATATTAGTGCTAATTGACACTAATTTAAAAAATAGTGTTATATTTGAGTCAAGAACGGCACGAAGTAGAGTGAAAAACGAAATAAAAACACTACTTTTAAAGTGTCAAGAAAAACAAAAAAACAAAAAAATTATGCCTTTCCCTCTAATCGCTGCTGCTGCTCCCGTTGCTGCTAAGGCTACATCTACTTTATTACCTAGTATTATATCTGGCGGAGCTAGTTTATTAGGTGGTTTAATTAATGCGGGATCTACTTCCGTTACTAATCAATCTCAACTTAGTTATTCTAAGGAAATGTATGAAAAGCAAAGAGCTGATGCTCTTGCTGATTGGAAAATGCAGAATGAATATAATTCACCTTCTGCACAAATGATGAGATTTAAGGAAGCTGGTTTAAATCCTAATTTAATTTATGGACAAATGACTAATAGTCCAGCTGTTAGATCTTCAACATCTCAATCATATAACCCTATTGCTCCTCAAGTTGATTTAGGATCTACTGCTAATATGGCTCTTTCTCAATATTATGATACTCAAATGAAAAAGGCTCAAATTGATAATTTGAAAGAACAAAATATGTTATACCAACAAGATGGCCTTATTAAGGCTTTTGAAGCTGTTGGAAAAAGTTTAGAAAATCAAAAAAATCAATTTCAAGTACATAAACAAGAGGAGCTATTTAAAACTACTCTTGAAGGTTTAAATGCTACCATTCGTAATACAAAAGCTTCAACTTTAATGTCTGAAGAACAACGAAATAAAATTGTAGCTGAAATCGAAAATATTGGTAAAACTGGTAAGATTCTTGATCAAGAATCAAAATTAAAAGATTTACTTATAAATCTTAAATCACTTGGTCTTAATGAAAGTGATAATGTACTTATTCGTTTAATTGCTCAATTTTTATCTAAATAATATGAAAAACGACTGGAATAATCCTGATTGGGTTGAATATCAATTAGAAGAACTTACTGGTAATTTAGATAGAATTGCTAATAGGATGCATGATGAAATTGCTGATACTCAGGGCGCTACTGATGAGCAATTACCTGGTAAAGTAAAAGCCTTGTTAGTTTATAGACTAGATAGTGCAATAGCTTTATTAATGGCTACTAAATTTCAAGTACAAGAATTATATAAACAATTAAAACAAAACGAAAATGAGAAATCGTAGAGGTTACAAAGGACGTAAGTCCTACGGCCGTAAAGGTTACGGCAAGAGAAAAGTATCACGTACTTATTATATGTCACGCGGTGGAATCCGCTTATAATTATGGGAAAAAATATATTTAATTCAATTCAATTAAAGAAACCTAATAAGAATTTCTTTGATTTGACACATGACGTTAAGTTGTCTGCTAATTTGGGTGAGCTTACTCCTATTCTTACTCTTGAGTGTGTTCCTGGTGATAAGTTTGATTTATCTGCTGAGTCTATTATACGGTTTGCTCCTATGGTGGCTCCAGTTATGCATCGTATGGATGTTACTATGCATTATTTCTTTGTTCCTAATCGTATTTTATGGGATAATTGGGAGAAGTATATTACTAATAATGGTCCTTCAGGTACTGGTGTAGATTATGTTGCACCTTATCTTACTATGACTGACAGCTTTATTACTGAGCCTGAAGCTATTGCAGCAAAATCTTTAAGATTTTTAGATTATTTAGGTATTCCTCCTATTAGTACTGGTGGTGTTAACACTCAAATTAATGCATTACCTATTGCTGCTTATCAAGCTATTTATAATGAATATTATAGAGATCAAAATTTAATTGATCCAGTTGATTATAAATTAACTGATGGTAATAATGGTACTTCATGGGCAAGAATTGCAGAATTAACTACTTTACGTAATAGAGCTTGGGAGCATGATTATTTTACTGCTTCATTACCTTTTGCTCAAAAGGGCGCTGCTGTAGATATTCCACTTGGACAAATTGCTGAAAATGCTCCCATTTATAAAGAATCATCTTCTGCTACCGGAACTACATTAACTGGTACTCCTGCTTCCGTATTTGTTCCTGGTTCAAATTCACCAACAACTAGTACTGATTTATTTGCTGCTACTGGTGGTTTAGAAGTTGAACCTACTACCATCAATGATTTACGACGTGCTTACAGATTACAAGAATGGTTAGAAAAAAATGCACGCGGTGGTACTCGTTATATTGAAAGTATTTTATCACATTTTGGTGTAAAATCTTCAGATTCGAGATTACAACGTCCTGAATATATTACTGGCGTTAAGTCACCAGTTGTTATTAGTGAAGTATTAAATACTTCAGGTACTCAAGATCAATTACCTCAAGGTAATATGGCTGGACATGGTATTGCTGTTTCATCTGGACGAAATGGCTCTTATTATTGTGAAGAACATGGTTATATCATTGGTATTATGTCTGTTATGCCTAAAACTGCCTATCAGCAAGGTATTCCTCGTACTTTTTTAAAGTTAGATCCATTGGATTATTTTTGGCCTTCGTTTGCAAATATTGGAGAACAAGAAGTTCAAGTTCAAGAATTATATGCTTATACATCTAATAAAGTAGATACTTTTGGATATGTTCCTCGTTATGCTGAATATAAATTTATGCCAAGTCGTGTGGCTGGAGATTTTAGAACATCTCTAGACTACTGGCATTTAGGACGTATATTTGATACGGAGCCTACTTTATCTAAGGATTTTATCGAATGTGTACCTTCCGAAACTGAACGTATATTTGCAGTTACTGATCCTGACGCTCAAAAATTATATTGCCATGTACTAAATAAAATTAAGGCTGTGCGTCCTATGCCTAAATATGGTACACCTACTATTTAATGAGTTCTCGATGTATTACTCCGTTTCAGGTTAGAGATAAAATTACTACTCAATGGATGGCGCTACCTTGTGGTAAATGTCCTAATTGTATGAAACGGAGAACAT